GTATTCTATCCGCGTTGTGAGGGGTTGAGATGGCAGGCGCACTCGACACGCTTTTCAAGAATGTTGCTAAGCAGGTCGTTGCGGATCTGGGTAAGTCGTTTGACCACACGATCACGTACACCCGCAAGGCATCTCCGACTTACAACACCAGCACTGGAGCGCTGACGACGACGGACACGGCTTACTCGTTTGACGTACCAGTTGAGTTTGTGCGTTCTGAAGAGGAGACTGAGGCTGAAAAACGCACGGCTAAGCTGTATGTCACGCCTGATCTAATCGGAGACAACCAGCCAACGTTTGAAGACACGGTAACGCTGAAGTATGCAGGCTCTAACCGTGTTGCTCAGATCACAGACATCCGCACCTATAAGGGTGATCAAGAGTATTTGTTTATTTTGGAGGTGGTGTTCTGATGCCTGCAAGTACAGACATTTTTGACTTTGAAAATGACTTTGAGGCTTATTTTGATCAGGGCTTTAACAGGTTAATTAACAAAATCGTTGATGACCTGTCTACTCCTGAGAACAGTCCTGTTTATACGGGTTATTTTGCATCAAGTTGGACGGCTCAGGGTGGGAAGGCGGTGCAGAGAGAGTCTCGGAAAACCAGTGATCGCAATCGGCGCACCAAGCAGCCATGGGCAACTGTCTATCACACTAAAACACAAGGTAAGGACGGCGTAATGACTCCATGGGGGGTCAAAAAAAATATGGGTCAAATTAAACGCCGTTTTGGTTTAAACGGATATGACATTAACTTTAAAAAATACAAGACAGTTTATATAGGGAACAAAGCGGCCTATGCTGCTTACGCTTTAGAAGATGGTTTAAGTCTTGCGTACATTACCGATCTAGGAAAAGTAGTAAATCAAGCATTTAGGGAAGACCAGCGCCTTGCGTCTATTAGGGCTGCAGTTGTGCCTATGGCAAGAGTTGATGGCAAGATTCCAGTAACTAAGACTGGTATTCCTCGTTTGGACAAGTCTGTCTTTGTTATGGAGGGATCATGACTCTTGTAAACGCCCGAGCTGCTTTTGAAAAGGCCGTAACTGATGCGGTAACGGATGCAGACGACACGGTTTCAATGGTCTACGACAACGTTCGATTTACGACGCCAGGAAAAACCAAAAAGTACGTGTCGATGAGCATTACGTTCAACCAGTCAACGCTTCAAAACCACGGAGCTGCCTCTGACTATTACAGCGGAGTAATTCAATGCAACGTCTATGTCCCCAAGTCTGCTGGTACGGCAGCTCTTGCGGCAGTTAGCGAGTCAGTAATTGATGGTCTAACTTCCGTCAACGCTAGTGGTTACACCGACAGCTTTAACGTGTCGCCAAGAGTTTTAGACGTTACGGGGCCTAGTGCTTTGGAGCTTGAAGATCGTCCTCATTTTCTAGGAATTATTTCTTGCCAGTTTACGGCAGTTGTATAGTATATTAGTTGAAACGACAATGCTTTATGCGTGCCACTGAACTGCTCCGTAACAGGTTTGGCGTTAGCCAGCTTTACAAGCATGAAGTCAAAGATGGCGACGAGGTAGTGCTTGAGGTGTATTGGCACCCTTTGACCATTTCAGAGCGAGAAGCAATTCAGAAAAAAACCAACGAAGACGACACCACCGACTTTGCGTTGGGGATGATGATTGAAAAAGCGTTAGATGCTGACGGCAAACGGCTTTTTCAGGATGGCGAAAAAGCCGCGCTGAAAAACGCTGTTGAAGCGTCGGTGCTGCAAGAAATCCAGCTAGCCATGCTGAGTTCTGGAACGGCAAACAAGGTGGAGGATGCTAAGGCAGACTTGAAAAGCAAGTAACGATTGGTTCTTCATCTATTTTCTTGCAAAAGAGCTGGGCATGACAGTAGCCCAGCTTTCGCGGGACCTAACGCAAGAAGAGCTAATCGGCTGGGCTGCTTTCTTCGAGTTGAAAAACGAAGAGGAGGAAAGAGCAAAGGATCGTGTTCAGACCAGCCGAGGGGCGCGAACGATGGGAAAGAGGTAAAGTAGGCAAATAGGTCTTTGGTCTGGGCTTGTGGCTGACTACGGCGTAAATATCGCGGTTGCGGTCAAAAACACCCAGGCCATCACCAAGCTTTCAAGAGATACGGACCTGCTTGGTCAAAAAATTAGAAATGTAAATGATGCTCTTGAAAAATTTGGCGATTTAAACGGAAAGACTGTTGTCAATTCAGTCGCTAATTTTAATAAAGAGTTAGCAGCAGCGGCAAAAAACTTTAATGATGTTGGTTTAAGTAGTAGAAATGCCGCTGACGCAGCAAGAAACTTTGCGCGAGCCCAAGATTTAGCAAACGAAGCTCTTCGAGAGCAGGCAGCATTGCTTGCCCAGATTCGCAACGAAGGCCGGTCAGGCACTTTGCGCGGTGGAACGCAATATGGTGGTCCAATCGGTCCAGGCCAAGCTTCTCCAACTGCTTTGTCTTCACCGCTTCCTCCTAGATCGCGTTTTTTTGGAGGAACGCAATACTCCGGTCTTATCGGTCCAGGTCCGGTTTCTGCGACTGCACTCAGCTCGCCGCTTCCGCCCAGCGTTCCAGTAGCTCTTAGGTCGGCAATGCGACCGCAGTCTTTACTCCCGCAGATGGGAATGACTGCCCAAGCTGGCAAAATTGCAAGCGACATGGAGGATGTATATGCTTCTATTTTGCGCCTAACGGAAAAAGCAAACCAAGAGGAAGCGGAAAAACTGCAAACCTTGCGTCAAGGGACCAGAGAGGTTGAAGAGCTGGCTCAAAAATACAGAGTAGTTAATGAAGCTCAAAAAACCGGAAAAGAACTTCAACTACAAATTCGTAGAAACATTCTTGAGACCAAAGCAGCAGCTGCAGAAGAGGCCAGGATTGCAAATCAGGGTTTTTTAGATCGCCTAAGAAACCTTGAGGCTGTTGGTGCAGAACGCCGTGAGCAATTTATTCAATTTAATAAAGAGGAGAACGAAAAGCGACAAATACGAATGAGAGAGTTGGATTTTGAAGAACGACTCGCCAAGGTTCGAGAAAGAAATCGTGATAGAGCAGAAAGAGGAAGAAGAGCCGCTAGCAGTGCGTTGATTGGCGGCGCATTTCCACTGCTGTTTGGCCAAGGCGCTGGAGCGTCCGTCGGCGGCGCAATCGGCGGCTTTGGCGGTGGAATGATGGGCGGTGAGTTTGGATTTGGCCTGTCTTTGATTGGAACGCAGCTTGGTTCAATGTTTGACCAGCTAGTTGGAAAAGCAGGCGACCTTGCAAATAGCTTGAATACGACTCAAGACGTATTGTCTGGCTTAGAAGACGCCGGGTTTAAGGTTTCTGACGCAACAGAAAGCGTAATTGCGTCTTACGAGGAAGCAGGCTTGCTTTCTGATGCTTATTCTTTAGCTATTGCAGAGGTCAATCGCGTTTTAGGTCCAGATGGGGTTGATAAACTGCAAGCGTATAAGACTGAAACGGAAAAACTGCAGTCTGAGTTTGAAAAAGCTTCAGCTGCTCTTCAGAGCGAGTTATTGCCTGCTTTGACAGGATTTTTGCGAATTGTTCTTTCAATAAAATCTGCCCTTGATGCTTTTAATGAAAGTCCGTTGGGTAAAGCAATGTTTAATCCTGACGCTTTGAAGCAGGCAGCATTTGCTATTCCTGGAATCGGCCCTCTTGTTACGGGAGGAGGTGCATTTTTTAGTGAGTTGCAAAAATTTGGTGCCCCCACCGGTCCTGCTAAGAAACCAACAGCTCAAAGGTTGGCAGAAGAAGCAGCAACCGAAGCTAGGCTGCAAAGCGAAACTCAGTTAAATGAAACAGCCCGAGAGTCAAGGTATTTGCTTGCTGCTCGTATCAAGCTTGAAGAGGCGGGCAATAACCTGCTAGACGAACGAGTTGTAACAGCAAGAGAAAATGTTATTCAAGAAACATATTTGGCTGAAATGCGCAAAAAAGGTATAACGCCTCAGCAAATGCTGCTTGCTGGAGACAAAAGAAGGTTGGCTCTGGCAGCCCTTAAAAGTGACGTAGATGACGCTGAAAAAAGAAATACAAAAGAACTCAATCGTGAAGCTGAAAAAATTACTAAAAAAAGAGACAGGCAGGTAAGTCAAGCTTTAACGCTTGAGCAAAGATTTGCTGCTGAATTAAGCCTACGTCAAGCAACAACTGAGCTAGAAGCCGACAAGGTTCGAATTGCTGCTCAATTTGAAAGTCGAATGAGGCGAATTGAAAAAATAGGCGATGACACCCTTACGGCAGAGGCTCAAAGGCTTGCGAATCAGATCAGGATAACGGACGAGGCTCAGGCTGAGGCAAACGCACGTTTGCGTTCCCTGCAGGTTGCAAATGCGTTGAAGGATAGTCAGGCAGGATTCCAGATGCAGCTTGAAACGTTACGAGCAAACGCTCCTGGAGCATTCTCTGGCCCGTTTGCTGGCTCGGAGCGAGCAGGTTTTCTGGGCGGTCTTGAAATGCAATTTGAGCTTGAAAGAAAAAATAGAGAAATTGAAGCAATGCAAGCAAGGGTTTCCGTTGGAAAAGCTGATCAAGAAGACGTAGACAACCTTGTCGCTCTTCGCGATCAATACAAGCTTTATCAAACTCAAATTCTTGAAGCGACTGTTGCTCAGCAAAGGTTTAGTGAGGCTCTGGCTTTAACCCAACCTGTTACCGACAGCCTATTCGACAGCTTGATTGCGGTTGTCGAAGGCACGAAGACTGCAGAGCAGGCGTTTGCAGACTTCCTCCGCAGTATTGGGTCAATGCTGGTTGATGCAGCCAAGCAGATGATTGCAACGTATATCGCGATCGGCATTGCCCGCATGTTTGCAGGTGTTCCTGCGAAGTCTTCACCCGCTCCAGACATTCAAACAGGTGCTGGATTTGGTTTGGGTAACAAAATTATGGTTGGCGGTATGAGAACTGCTGCTAGCGGCAAAGGAGCACTGATGAATCAACCATATTTAGTTGGGGAACGCGGTCCTGAGCTGTTTGTTCCAAAAAATAATGGGACTATTGTTCCTAATCATCAAATGGGAGCTGGCGCTAATGTGACGGTAAACGTGGATGCTTCTGGTTCGTCTGTCGAAGGTGATGCTGATCAAGCCCAGCAACTTGGCAAGGCAATCGGCATTGCTGTGCAGCAAGAACTGGTGAAGCAGAAACGTCCT